CGGTTTCGTTTCTAACATTTCAGTAGATAAACCAAAAGCAAAATCATCTACCTGATTGGGACCGGAGGTGCTTCGGCACCTCTCTAACTAACAAGGAGAAATAATGCGAAATCAATTCGTAACTAATTTTTTTATATTGAGCGTAGTCGTAATTGTACTGACTATGATATCAATGATCGGATTTAAAGAACACCCAATGAAAAATGCATCTGTGGCCGGTGCAAACATTAAACTTTATAATCTGACACAAGACGCAAGACACGAAATTGCTTGCCTTGCAGAAAACATTTATTTTGAGGCAGGACACGAACCAGAACAAGGACAACTTGCTGTCGCATTTGTCACAATGAATAGAGTTAATAGTGGTAAATTCGCTGACTCAATTTGTGGAGTAGTAAAACAGAAGATAGGTAGTACCTGTCAATTTTCTTGGTGGTGCGAAAATAAACCTTACACTATGTCAACCTCAAATACATTGACAAAAACTAACAATGTATTATACAATAGGATTGTAGACCTATCAGTTAATTTTTATTTAAATCATGACCAAATGAAAGATCCATCAAGAGGAGCTTTGTACTATCATGCAGATTATGTCAACCCTGGCTGGAAACTACCAAAGAATACGCAAATTGGTAGACACATATTTTACGGAGAAAAAAATGGTAAAAGACGCACCTAAAGTTAACCAAAATAATCACGTTAGGCAAAATACAATTTTGACTGTGAGTTTAACCTTGGTTTTACTTGCTTTTATTTTCTCAATAGTGTATTATAAATCTATGGATAGAAAACTTATGGCATCAAACATTGAAGCCGCAATTGCAAAGAGTATTGACCCGTTAGCGGTTCGTTGCTCATACGCAAACGGTGATGATAATATTTGTGTAGCCTACGCTATTTCTAACAAATCAATTGACGCACCTAGACGATAATTTAAGAGGAGTATATTATGGCAGTACAACAATTGAGTATAAATTCGTTGAGTAATCCAGCGGATCAAAAGAAACTTCTTTCTCTATTAAAGACATGTTCAGATTCATTGACACGTATGGAAGCAGAGAAAGAATTAATCAAGGCTGAGATTGCTGAAATTTCAGAACAACTTGAGATTCCAAAACGATTACTCAACAAAATGGTTCGTGTATATCACAAACAGAACTATGATGAAGAAGTAACAACCAATGAACAATTTGTCCAACTTTATGAAACGGTGGTGAAATAATGAACAAGCTCGGATCTTATCCTTATAATCAAAATGATGATCTATGTAGTTATGATTTTAGTTTTACAGACAACGTGGGTACTCATGTAAGTATGTCATTTCGGGCAGAACCTGAATGGGATTTGCATGTTGTATTTCAACAATTTAGAAAATTTCTAATCTCATCTGGTCATGATGTTGAGGGTGAAATTGGTGAATTGAATTTTGATGAAGGTAGTTATGAAGATGGTGATAATTATTCTGATGAAATCCATGCAATGACACAAGCACAATCAGCAGATAAGTTCTCGATGGAGCATTTGCCTAACAACGGATGGCCCTTTGGTGGTTTGACTTCAGCGTCATTACCTACAATGACTGTAACTGATTTATCAACCCTTACATCTAAATCATGGACTGAGTGGTCACAGCCAACAATGGCACCATTGACTTCACGACAAGTGCAATCATGGAGTTTGTCAACTGAAGGTATCAAAGCATTGACTTCTGCTGATATTGCTGCGTGGTCTACACCGATGCCAGGAACTGCTGGTAGCGCTCAATACAAATGGCCGGATAAAGATGCCTACTAAAGATGAGATGATGAAGTTTGCTCGGGCAATCGATGAACTGGTTGCCCGAACAGATTATAATTATATTGAAGCGATTGTAGAACATTGTAAACAGACTGGTTTAGAGATTGAAGTAGCGGCAACACTTATTAATCTAAATTTAAAATCAAAGATTGAAAGTGATGCTATGGATTTGAATTTGTTACCTAAGACTAATAAACTACCGATATGATTACAGGTTATGAAACCTTTCAACTGTATAACGCTCTAAAATTACACTTTACTGGAAACTATGATTACTTCAAGTATAATGGTAAGAGTAATGTAAGTATAGATTCGTTTGAACATAGAAAGGACAAATATCATTTCTACAAATTAGCACGTAAACATACAAACAAGGAAGATATGAAAAACTTCCTTGTTGCTAATTTTGTAGAGAATGACCAACTATGGGTTGGTGATTTGTTGAATGATGGTGCGAATGAAAACTATCTCCGTCGTCAAAAATCTATTCAATCAATCACCTATGTGTTCGAGAATGACATTAAGAATATCTTTGAAGGAGTTGATGATAAGAATGCATTAATGAGATGTAAAGATGGAGATTATCCCCCTTTACTATTGAAGTATTTACGGCGAGAGGTGCAGATAGAAACTATGTGTATTTTGAATAGTATTCTGAATTTTATTAGTGTTTGGGATGATTGTGTAACCGAAACCATTAGATGGCCAGGAGTCAAAAAGAAGATAATGAAGTATCAACCCTTTATTACATTTGATGAGGTCCGTCTAAAATTAAAATTAAAAGAAACTCTAGGATGAAAAAACTACTAATTTTATTGGCATTAGTAACAACTGGTGTATCTGCAAGAGAAGCTTCTGTGATGCATCTTGATATTAGTGAAAATAAAGTTGAATACAATAAAAAAATATCTGATGTACGTCCGTTAGCGAGTATAACCAAGTTGATGACTGCAATGGTATCACTTGATTATGATGATGACTTGAATCGTTTAGTGGAACTCAAACCACTAGCGAGTACGTCATTACCTGTTAGAAAATATACCAGAAATGATTTGTTTCATGCGATGCTGATTCGTAGTGATAATGGTGCAGCAGAAACTATTGCATCTGATTATCCTGGCGGAAGAAAAATGTTTATCGAAGCGATGAATAAAAAAGCATTGCAGATTGGTATGTTGAGTACATATTTTAAAGATCCAACAGGTCTAAGTTCAAGTAATACCAGCACAGCAATTAATGTCGCAAACATGGTAATGACTGCATCATACTATTCGGTCATACGTGAAACTAGTATTAAGAAACAAGCATTGTTTGAGGCAATGTACAAGAAAAAGATTCGTACAATACGATTAAAGAATACGAATCAACCTTTACTCTTTGAATTTGACCAGATTATAATCAGTAAAACTGGATTTACCAATCCAGCAGGATGGTGTGTTGCATTAATGGTTGAGAAGAAAGAAAAAGTTATCTTGGAAGAAGGTTTTATTGAGAGGGTCACTCGATGGATAAAACAAGAACCAAAAGAAGATGACTATGTAACTCATCACCATGTAATTGTAATTCTTGGTGCAAAGAATAAACAAGATCGTATTGACAAAGTGAAACAAATAATGTATAATGAAATACTAGACACGGATATACAGGAGTCTACCAATGAAAATGAAACAAGTAATGGAGAGAATCAAAAATCTCCAAGAATTTGAAGTGTGGGTAGATTTGCCAGATAATTTTCAATTTAGAGGAAAATCGCCATTTGATATTTACATTACCAATAATAATGTGGCATTGGTAAAAGTAATTGCAGCAACGCTAGAAGAAGCCACAGAAAAAGCTAATGATTTTTTTCATGGCAATGATGAAGATACAGACTTGTAATCGACTATATACTAGTATATAATGATTATAGTGAATAAGATGCTTATACACCGACATACAAAAATACGAAAGGAAATACGATGTCAGACTTTTCAAAATTCAAGAAGAACCGCAGCTCCTTAGAGAAACTCACTAAGGCAATCCAAGATACAGTTCAACCGCAGCAAGAAAACTCCAAAGAAGATACACGATTCTGGCAACCTGAAGTTGATAAAGCAGGTAACGGAATGGCTATCATTCGTTTCCTTGATGCACCGTCAGTTGATGGTGATGATGGACTACCATGGGTTAAACTATTCAATCACGGATTTCAAGGTCCTGGTGGTTGGTACATTGAAAACTCATTAACTACGCTTGGTCAAAAAGATCCAGTATCGGAATACAATTCAACTCTTTGGAATTCTGGTATTGAAGCGAACAAAGAAATTGCACGTAAACAAAAACGCCGTTTAGTTTATATTGCAAACATTCTTGTTGTTTCTGATCCAAAGAATCCAGAAAATGAAGGACAAATCAGACTGTACAAGTTTGGTAAGAAAATCTTTGATAAGATCAATGAAACGATGAATCCTCAGTTTGAAGATGAGAAAGCAGTTAACCCATTTGACTTCTGGGAAGGTGCTAACTTTAAACTAAAGATTCGTAATGTAGAGGGTTATCGTAACTACGATAAATCCGAGTTTGAATCTCCATCTGCGCTGTTTGACGGAGATGATGATAAGATTGAATCAATTTGGAAAAAATCATATTCTCTAAAAGATTTGGTTGATCCAAAACACTTCAAATCTTATGATGCATTGAAGGCGAGACTTGACAAAGTGTTAGGTTTTGATGGCGGTGTTCCTGCTCCTAGAACTAAGGCAGAACATATTACACCTGCTATGACAACATTATCTCCTGATTTAGATGATGATGTTGAAGTTGTTATGAAGAAGAAAGCGCCTTCAATCGATGAAGATAATGATTTAGATTATTTCAGATCACTAGCTTCACAAGACTAAAAACCTCCTTTATCTTTAAGTCTTGGAAATCCCCGCTTCGGCGGGGATTTTTTATGAAAGCATATTATTCATTACATTTCTGAAGAACATTTCTTCATTCCATGGTGTAGATACCGGAGGTTCCGCAGCGCTTGCACTTTGTGATTTATTATCAGTATTATTACTATTGATTACATTACCAACAACAGTTACTCCTGAAGTAACTGCCAGAAGTTTTTGGTCATCTAATGATAGTGTATTTCGTTTAAGTAAATCACCTGTTGGTGGTTGAATTGAAGCCATTTC